CATTCAGAAACAACAAGAAGGAGATATTTTATAATCTTAAGGAGAACAAGAAGAAGTTGATGACTATACCATTCGGAGAGGATCCGTTGTATACATTATCATCCTACCTTCAGTCTAATGATGGACTGGAGTTGTTCAAGTTCCTGGATGAAAAGATATCTGAGAATTAGTATATTTGTGGTATTATTAACCCATTAAATTTTTTAACAATGGCAAAGTTTTTATCTATTCCTGTAACAAATGAAGGGAATCAATTAGTTTCTGCTGATGATATTAAGATCATTAAGCAGGCATCTACAACCACAGTAACAGTAGTTTACGGTGGAGCTGCAGCTCAAGACGTTTTAACAATCACTCATGCAGCACTTGGTGCTGGATCTGAAGATATGAGAGACGTTATTCAGAATGCAGTTGTTGATGCACATCAGTCTGTATGGCATAATGTTGTAACAACTGTATCTCCTTCAAAGGCAGTAAGCGGAATCGTTATTGCGTAAGAGTAATATCACGTAATTCATTAAAGGCACTTTTTAATCGAAGTGCCTTTTTTTATTTATCTTTGTTAAAACTAGATAGATGATCAATCAAGTAAGAAATACTGTACTGTCTATAATCAGCAAGGAGAACAGGGGATACATAACCCCGTTTGAATTCAACCTGTTTGCAAAGCAGGCACAGCTTGAGATATTTGAGCAGTACATATACTCATACAGCACGTCAATAGTCAAGCAGAACGCAAGGCTACATGGCGAGGGGTATTCAGACATACCAAAAAAAATAGCGGACGTTATAGACACCTTTTACAAGCTGGCTACATTGACGTACACGGTGTCAAAGTTTACGCCACCTGACGACTATTACTTCGTGGACAAGCTTATATACAACACCTCTGTTGAGGTTGAGAAGGTAAGCCATAACAAGGTCCTGAAGCTTACGTCTTCAAACCTGACGGCACCTACTGTGGCATACCCAGTATACACACTAGACGAGACAGGATTTATAGTTTACCCAACAACGATAACATCAAACGTAAACATGGGATACATAAGGTACCCAGTGGATCCAAAGTGGACATACATAGCGACAAGTGTAACAGACTCAGATCCATTATTCTTTCCGACTGCTGCAGACTATCAAGACTTTGAGCTTCCTAAGAGTGACTTTGTAAACCTCGTGTTAAAGATACTACAGTACGCTGGTGTTTCAATCAGAGAGGCAGAGGTCGTTCAGGCTGCTAAGTCTGAAGAACTTCAGGACGCACAACAAAAACAATAGATATGGCATATATAACTAACTACCAATACTACACAAATGGAGGTGTCATACCTACAGACCTCAACCACGGAGAGTACCAGTACGTTTCCCTGGCTGACATCGTGAACAACTTCATGCTTATGTATGTGGGCAACGATAAGCTTGTTAATAACGTGGACAGGTACGCAATTCTATTTCATGCAAAGAGAGCTATACAGGAGCTTAACTATGACGCACTTAGAAATATAAAGGTGATAGAGCAGGAGATGGGAGATCAGCTTAAGATGGTCATGCCTCCTGACTACGTAAACTATGTACGTATATCAGTGTTAAGCGGAAATGTTCTTTTCCCATTAACAGAAAACAGGCAGCCTATATCTGCGACAGGATATCTTCAGGATAATAACCTGGACATACTTTTTGATTCCGCAGGAGAGATTGTTACTGGAGATTCAAGGGTAGACATACTAAGGCAGGAGAAGACTCTATACATGGGAGGCGGTGCATACAACGGGTGCCATGGATATAACTACAACGGTGACTGGTACTTTGGTTACAGGATGGGTGGCAGATATGGACTAGACACTGCAGAGGCAAACAACAACCCAAGGTTCTCAATAAACAAGGCCGCTGGTGTGATAGATTTTTCTTCAGGTATAGAGAACAAGCACATCGTACTTGAGTACGTGTCTGACGGCATGGAGAACGGAGACGACAGCAAGATTACCATCAACAAGATGGCTGAGGAGTACATGTACAACTACATAAAGTGGGCCCTGTTAAACAATAAGACGGGTGTTCAGGAGTACGTTATCATGAGGGCTCGTAAGGAAAAAACAGCCACGCTAAGGAATGCAAAGATTAGACTAAGTAATCTACATCCATCCAGGCTTTTAATGAGCCTAAGAGGTAGAGATAAATGGATTAAGTAAGTATGGAACTAAAGAAGACATTCCTGGGAGGGAAGATGAACAAGGATCTTGATCAAAGGCTTCTGTCTGGAGGTCAGTATTCAGATGCTCTAAATATAACTATAGACACGTCTGAGGGATCAAACATAGGATCGGTATCTAACTCGTTAGGCAACGGCTTAATTGGTGATATATCGGCAGTTTTAGCTGGATACGTCCCAACCATAAACACCACAAATGCAAGGACGATAGGTGCCATAGCATACGAGCCCCTGAACCTTATATACTGGTTCGTTTCGTCTGACGAGTACGACGCTATATTTGAGTACAACCAGATAGACAATACAACGGCACAGGTTCTGCTTTCCACAAAGAGTGGAGGTAACCCTAGTCAGCTAAACCTGAGCCAGGAATACCTTATAACGGGAGTAAACTACCTACCAGGTCACAAGGATAATGGTGCACTTCTTTTCTGGACAGACAACCTAAACGCACCTAGAAAGATAAACATTGCGAGGGCAAAGCAGTACTCTGTAAATGATTCTAGGATAGATATCGATATAGATGTGATACTAAGGCCACCACTAAAATCTCCAGTAATATATCCAGTAGAGTCAGAGATTGTAGAATCTACTAACATGGAGGAAAGGTTCTTGTACTTTGCATACAGGTATAAATACGTAGATAATGAGTACAGCTCAATGTCTCCTTTTTCCGCTGTAACTTTTAAGCCTGACACCTATAATATAGATTTCTTAGATGGCATAAACAAGGCGATGATAAACAAGTACAACGAGTGTAGAATTGTATTTGAGACAGGAAATCAATTTGTAAAAGAAATACAGCTACTTGCATATGACACAAGGAGTCTTAATGTCAAGATAATAAAGTCTGTAAACAAAGAGGATGAGGGTGTCAGTGATAACGGTGTATTTAACTATACATTTAGTAATAACAAGATATACGCACCACTCACAAACGATCAGATAACTAGAATGTTTGACAATGTACCTTTGCTTGCTAAGTCTCAAGAGATAATAGGCAACAGGCTTGTTTACGGAAACTATACACAGTTTAGAGATATAACTGACGCTAATGAAAATGATATTAATATCGACTTTAATGTCTCATACACATCTGTAAATACAAATGTAGGAACGCCTATATCCACATTCAGAACGGACAGGGATTACGAGGTCGGTATAGTATACGGTGATGAATACGGAAGAATGACCACCGCATTTATAAGTGACAATAACTCGGTATATATACCCTCATCGGATTCTGACAAGGGCAATAGTATTAAGGTAGATATAAACAGCAATGGGCCTACCTGGGCTACCAACTATAGACTTGTAATTAAACAAGCAAAACAGTCTTACTATAACATATTTCCTGTATGGTTCTACTCGGACGGTGCATATAGATACTTCAGAATAACTGAAGCAGACAGAGATAAGTTTAAGGTTGGAGACTATGTTATATTTAAGTGCGACGGAATAGGGCCTACATTTTCAAACGAGAAGTATAAGATACTTGAGTTTGAGTTAAAGGAGTCAAACTTTTTAGGAGGCGAAGAAATAGCAGCCCTGTACTTCAAGATAAAGGTTGATGACACGGCACAGTTTAACGAGGACAACCTACCTCAGTTTGGATCAGTCTCATTAGGGGGGAATAGTATAGATGGAATTGTAGGAAACTTTGGATTCCCTAGATTTGAAAGAGAGCCTATATATGGTAATTTTTTTATAGGGCTAGACAAGACAATATTTTACGGTAAAGGGGACTCTAACTCCTTAACAGTAAGTCCTTTGTCTGGAGATGCGGGAAGTGCAGAGGAATCTGAAAGTGAGTCAGATCAAAATATAAGAACTGCATTAAATAATGATGTTAGGATAACTGTTGAGATTCAAACGGTAAATCCAACTACATATAGATGGACACCATCATTAGACCTTCAGTTCTGGGAGCAGCAGAATATACCAATAGGAACAGTCACAGACGTTGTACTCACTAACGGCGGACCTGATCCAGATTCTGGACCTCAAGCATATGTTAGGCTAGATTTTGATGAAAATGGTACCTACTATGTAAAGGATAGATGGAAGATAAACATGAGATGCAATGAGGAGAATTTCCCTAAAGCATATCCTATCTTTTCTTCAAACGCATATCCTAATGCCACTATATTTAATGTTACACCACCTCATGATATAAATGCTAATAATTCTATAAATAATACGCCAGAGAATGAAGGACTAGGTGCATTTTATGGAGGATTTGCTGTGGTAAATGGAGGTGCACAGGCCAATGATGCAAATGGTAAAGAGGTTGACAGAAAGATTAATCAAGGTGACCATATTACTATACGTATAAAAAAAGATAGTCAGAATCCAAATGCTTATACAGAGCCTCAGGAATTTTTCTCACCAGCTGACTATGAAAATATAGAGGAATGGTTCATAGAGTCTGGTGCGTACAAGCAGTACATACAGCATGACAGCAACGGCAATGACATAGGTGCTCAGGGTGTGTGTTTCAGAAGAGGTAAATTTGACGAGGATGCACCAGGTCAAAACATATATACAGGACTTGATCTTGGTTTTTGGGGCAGTGTATCAGGATTAAATGATGTTGAAAATATTATAGAAAGAAAAAATTATCCTGTAAGGATGTTTATACCAGGCCTACCGACTCAGTTTGATGAAGATAATCTCATCGAGGTGACATTTAATTTAAAGCAGTCTGGACCTATATCATGCGAGACTGATCCTTTAGAGAACGATGTAGAGGTATATCACGAAGTAACAGATTCTTACGACATAAAGAACGGACTACATAAGGTTGGGTGGAACTATGCAGACTTTACAGATTCATCTACAGTATTTCCAGGTCTTACATTCATTGCAGGTAAAACAGTTCTAGGTCCACTGGATCCAACCAATCCACAGCCTACAGATAAGCCTCACAACTTTACGATAGGTCAGCAACTTTATGCGTCTGGGACATCAAGTATTCCATCTATAAATCCTAGTACGGGACTTTCATACTATAGCGTTGCATACGTACCCAATCAGTACTGCGTGGTTATTGATTTTGCATTTCCTGGATCTGCACCAGCAGAGCCAGCTATATTATACCATCAGAACTGGGAGGGTGATCAGACAGCAAGTCAGCCTGCATCTATAGAAATAAATCAAACATCTGCAAAAAACAGCAGCTTCAATGCCTACTCCTTTGGTAATGGCGTGGAATCGTATAGAATAAAGGACGACTTCAATGCACCAGAGATGAAGTACAGCCCTAGAGTTACAAGCATTATAGAGGACTACGAGAACGAGCGTAAAGAGGCCTCACTAACGTACAGTGGTGTGTTTAGGGGAGATACATCTATAAACAGATTGAACGAGTTTAATCTTTCACTGGCAAACTTTAAGGATCTGGACAGGGAGTTTGGATCAATAGAAAAGCTTTATGCTAGAGATACAGATATATTTGTGTTTCACCAGGACAAGATAAATAAGGTTCTTTATGGAAAGAATGTATTGTTTGATGCAGTCGGAGGTGGACAGGTCGCATCCATACCTGAGGTTTTGGGTAATGAGATGCCGTTTCCTGTGGAGTATGGTATCAGTAACAATCCAGAGAGCTTTTCGACAAATGCAGGTGATATGTACTTCTCAGATTCAAGAAGAGGAGCCGTGATTGGTATAGAGAGAGGATCCGTGAATGAGATTTCTTCTTTGGGTATGACTGATTATTTCAGGGATGAAATGAAAGACAATCCAAACAAGCAGAAGCTTGGAGGATTTGATCCATACTCAAACAGATACACATTAGCAACTGAGAACGCAAGAAGATCAAACCCATGTAACCTAACATTAAGACCAACATCCAATACCTTTGCAAACAACACTGGAGGGGTGTCTCTGTTTATGTTTAATATAATTACATCGCTGTCATGGTCAATAACCCTTGTAGACACAGGATTTGGAACATCATGGGTTAATCCGTCTACCACTACTGGGTATGGTGCTCAGAATATTTATTCAAATGTTGCAAATAATTTTACAGGTTCCACAAGAACTATTAACTTTGTTGTGACATACTGCACAAGTCAGACTCAGATATTTACACTTACCCAGTCTGTAGGTAAGCCAATATCTTTAGATCTTATGGTGGTAAACAAACCAGAAAATAAAAAATGAAACTAAGTCAGTCTTATCAATACACAGGGAGTAGTGAGTTTACGTTTGACAATGTATTACTAGGCCCCACAGGTATAGCTCTATTTGATCAAAGGACAGGAATTGGAGGCGTTGATTTCATTCCATACCACGGATCTACGGTTACTGTAAAGGCTGGAGATCCATCTACTGAATACATTGAATTTTCACCTAGTTTAAATAATAAGATATACTACCTGGTAACAGATCAGGAATATTCAGATTCAGACAAGGCAACAATAAAATCATTGGGAACTTCTGTAAATGTACACTTTAACGGAACGGATTACCAGGGAGACTTTGTTTTTCAGAATCCAAACAACTTTGAGTACCTATACCTTATGTGGGATTATGAGGATTCTATAGGTACAGGAACGGCATCATTTAAGGGTATAGTATCGTCAAGATCAGTAGCATTAAATTTAGGGACAGACATAGGTCTTGCTGGAATAAATTATCAGGCTATAGACTTACCTGTTAGGTTTCAGATAAGATGGAATAATGGTCTTATAGCAGACACTGGTTATGTTGGATTAAATTCTACAGCAAACTATAATGCATTAATAGCTGCAGGTGTTGATGCGTCTGATATAAAACTTCAGTCTCCATACGATGGAACTGTTAATAATGGTACAGGATCTCTTTTATTCGACAAGTTTTCTTCTACGGATGATGCTCAGGTCGTTGTAGACTCACCACTTGCAAGCTCTGTATGGATAGTAAACAGGGTTATGCCTAGTCTAAAATCATTCTTTATAGACATAACTAATGGTACAGAGGCAAACGTATGTACCCAGTGTCCAACAACACAATATTATCATAATGGAATAGGTTTATTGCCAACTCTTAATGACAGAATATACACAACTTCAAATGGATCATCATTATACAATGGTAACTCTGCGTTTCATATGATAGATACCGTGACGTGCACGGTTCCTAGTTCTACAGGAAAGTCATATGTGGGTGTGGATTCGGTAGGTAATGTGAGATCTATAGATCCATGTGACTGTCCTGAGTTTGCTGTACCATTCATATATCAGGAAGACATAGTAATTAACTCAAGAGAGGCTGTAAACATACCTATAAGCGTGTATGGAAATCCATCATCATTTACCGTGGTAAGCACCTGTTTAGGACACACCCTTACGGGAGGATCTCAGTCAACATTATTTAGCTACACAGACTGTAACTCAGAAACACATAGAATTACTATACCTGCATTTCAAAGTAGGGTAATATGTACAACATCAACACCTACTATAATACGAGGTAACGGTACTGTTTCTGGAGGAGGATCTTGTTTAAGTTCGATATTCCCTACTGGATTAACATTTGATAACGGATTTATAATAGGAAGTTCTGTTAAAGAGTTATCATTCTCTTTCACAATCAACGCAACTAATTGCTTTGGAACAAGTGCTAATAAGACTATAAATGTGGATGTAATATCTTCATCAGACAGGAAGCCATTTCTTATGGATATTACAAACTTTACAACCGAGTCTTCAAATGCATGCAGCATAACGCCTGCATCAAGCATATCATTTACTAGGATGTATTTCGATGGACCTAATCCTGTACCAACTCTTAGAGACAGAGTGTTTGACTACAGCGATCAGAACGGATTCATACCATTCACTGGTGGAGACAAGTGGTACTTCGTTGACAACTCTCAGCAGGTTATCAGGATAGATGACAATGGATATGTTTCAGACGTTTATGCCTGTCCTGGTACAACTACCACGACAACAACAACGACCACAACTACAATACCAGCTGTCGGTAACTACTATGTAGCGACACTGTGTGCTGAACCTACAACTCAGGTGGTGTTACTTGATGTTACATCAGTATCTATTGTGGCAGGAAACGTTGTCAAGACGGCAGATGGAAACTGCTGGACTATTCAAAGAACATCATCAGGATCATACCCTTATTATTTAATTGAAAACCCCGTCGTAATATATGCAGACTGCACGGCTTGTACTGGTACAACTACAACCACAACAACTACAACAACTACAACAGCACCAGTCATTAGTTCCTTCAGTATGGATGGAACTGCCCAGACAACAGATTTTGCTGCATGTTCACTTACCCCCTCTCTTTCAACATTCTACCACAACGGTAGTGGCTCGGTTCCTGCAGTTAACGACTTTGTCTACACGGACGCATTAGGGACCACATTATTTGATGGGGTGTTTAAGTGGTACTATGTAGATAACGGAGGTGCTGACTATACAATACAGGTTTCAAACACTGGACAGGTGCTGGAGGCAAAGGCATGTGCAGGCGTAACAACCACAACAACAACAACAACGGTTTCTAAAACCTACTACACATACAAGAACTGTAGCGATGGAATTATTGCAGGAAAGCTATTTTTCTTAGGGCCAAAGGTTCTTGCATCAGACACGGCTGTTAAGGCATCTGACGGTAACTGTTACAAGATAAGAAATGTAGATGTAGCTGGCGGTCCAGAGCTTGAGGTATTGTTTGTGTATAATTCTTGTTACGATTGTCAGTAAAATACAACCTTAGATTTATATCGGCACAGCCAGCCACGGATTACTATTCATGGCAGGTTGAGGTGTACCTAAATAACTTCATATCACTCGGATATAAAGATATAGACGTCGTGTGTGGCTTTCAGGATGAGATACCTGAGTCATGGGGTAATCTTGTTTCAAGGTATAATGATGTCGCTAACTTTTACTTTTATGAGGACACGCTTGGGGCTGTTAAATACATACCAGCGATACAGGCACATATACTTAAGAAGCACTTTGATGAGAATCCAAGTGATGACGCATTCTTCTTTCACGACTCGGACTTTATATTCACAAGGCATCTTGACTTCAGTCCATATCTGAATGACGATAACTGGTATTTCTCAGACACCACAAGCTATATAGGACA